GAACATGATTTAATGTGGGTTTGTTTTCAGAATGATACCGGTGAATGTTGGACCTGGGCAAATAAAGATATTAGAGCAGATAAAAACATCACACTTGGAAGAGGTTAAGATGACTTATAGCGTATTTGATTCTAGCAACAAAAAAGATCATCTAAAAGTTCGTGCATTCTTTGATGATGCTCCAACTATTGCACGATTTGATAAACAAAAGTATCCGTTTCTAGAAAAACTTACCAGACAGCAGATGGGTTTCTTCTGGGTACCAGAAGAAGTTGATCTAACTCGTGATAGTAAAGACTTTCGTGATTTATCAAAGCATGAACAACACATTTTTACTAGCAATCTAAAACGACAAATCCTCCTTGATTCTGTTCAAGGTAGAGCACCATCTGCAGCATTTGGTCCAATTTGTTCATTACCTGAATTAGAGAATTGGATTGTTGCTTGGACATTCAGTGAATCAGTTCATTCACGTTCATATACACATATTATTCGCAATGTCTATAGTGATCCGTCAAAGGTGCTTGATGGAATCCTTGACATGGAAGAAATTGTAAATTGTGCTAAGGATATTAGTTTATATTATGATAATCTGATTGATTTAAACCAACGCGCAATTAGTGGTAGTCATGTACATTTAATTCCAAATTCTTATAAGCATAAGAAAGCACTTTGGATGGCTCTTATGTCTGTCAATATTCTTGAAGGTATCCGCTTCTATGTAAGCTTTGCTTGCTCTTGGGCGTTTGCTGAATTGAAGAAGATGGAAGGTAATGCTAAGATCATCAAGTTGATTGCTCGTGATGAAAATCTACATCTTGCAAGCACTCAACAACTATTAAAAATCCTACCTCAAGACGATCCTGATTTTGCAACCATTCGAACCGAGACCAAAGATGAATGTGTGGTAATGTTTAAGTCTGCTGCCGAACAAGAAATAAAGTGGGCTGAATATCTATTCAAGGATGGATCAATGATTGGCTTGAATAAAGAACTATTGGAAGATTATGTAGAATGGATCACCAATAGACGTTTACAAGCCGTTGGATTGCCATTAATATATAAGACAGGTTCGAATCCACTTCCATGGACACAAAAATGGATTAGTGGTGGAGAAGTTCAAGTAGCACCGCAAGAAACACAGATCACATCTTACATTGTCGGTGGTGTAAAGAAAGATGTATCAACCGAGAGTATGAAAGGACTTAGTTTGTAATATGGGATGGAGTTCAGGATCGTCACTTTTTAGTGATGTTGCAGAAATTATTGCAGAAAATGTAGTAGATGATAATGTTCGTAAGCTCATTTATATGGGACTTATTGATGCATTTCAGAATTATGATTGCGATACATTAGATGAATGTATGGATATTGATCCAGTGCTTGATACTTTACTTGAAGCACTAATTGAAGCTGATGAGGAAGACGAAGATGATGAGTGGCCTGACGGTGGAAGGGAGAATTTCTGATGGGTACCACAAAATCATTTGGTGAATCCAAAGTTTATAGAGGCAAAAATGGATTTACGTCGACTTTTACCAAAGTTGCTGGTAGTTTCAAGAAAACCGGTGGAACACCAAAGAAAACCTCTACTTCTAAGAAAAAATAAAGGCCTAAATATGAGGGAATATGGAGTTCCCTCATGTGACTTGGCTATATAATAAAAAAGAAATTGATGAATCCTTACTAGAAGGATATATTGGATTTGTTTACAGAATAACAAATCTAATAACCAATAGAATCTATATTGGTAAAAAGCTTTTAAAGTTTAGTAAAACAAAAAAGGTAAAAGGCAAGAAGAAAAAGTTCTTGGTTGAGTCAGATTGGAAACAATACTGGGGATCAAATAAAGTTCTAATTCAAGATGTACTTGACTTAGGTGAACAGAATTTTACTAGAGAAATTCTTAGATTATGCAAAATGAGAGGTGAAATGTCTTATTTTGAAGCAAAGTTACAATTTGACTTATGTGTTTTGGAATCTGATCAGTATTACAATGAATGGATAATGATTAAAGTCCACAAAGCACATTTAAAAAAGATTGACTTTGTCACAAAAGTATGATATAATACACTCATAGGAGAATACTATGACATTTGATATTGAAGAAGTTCGACGATATATTACTAATTCATCAATGCAGTCTAAAATTTATATCGGTGGTGATTCAGAACGAATTAAGTTACCTAATGGTAAATGGGTTGCAGATTATGCAACAGTGGTTGTTATCCATATTGATGGAAAGCATGGTGCTAAGATCTTTGGTGAAGTAACTCGTGAGCCCGATTTTGATCATAAAATTGCTAGACCATCTCTACGTTTGATGAACGAAGTTTATAAGGTAGCAGATTTATATTATAAACTTGCCGATTCGATTGGTTCGCGTATGGCTGAAATCCATTTGGATCTAAATCCTGATGAACGACATGGATCATCTTGTGTTGTTACTCAAGCAGTTGGATATATACTTGGTACTTGCAATATTAAAGCACAAGTAAAGCCAAATGCATTTGCTGCTTCAATTGCAGCCGATAGATTTAAAGCTCTAGCAGCGGCCTAAATACATAATCAAAAAATAGGAGACAAACTCGTGTTAAAGACCATAATGATTGGTCTTTTGAGTTTGGGCATACTTTTATTAGTCAATATTGACTCAACGTATAGTAATACAACAATCAACAATTCTCATATAGAGGAAGAGAATAACAGCCAACAAGCTGTATCTGAATTATTGTCAGCCGATGACAATGAAGTTATTGCCCAAATTCAAGAGAACCTGGAAGCTTTTATCGTAAGTGTAAGGCCGCCACGACGACCAAGATATATAACAGCATCATGGTATCGTCATGGTAAAATAACCGCAAATGGTGAAAGATTCGATCCAAATGGATTGACAGTAGCTCATAAAAGATTGCCGTTTAATACTATGATTCGATTCACTAATCCAGAGAATGGTCTATCTATCATTGCAAGAGTCAATGATCGTGGTCCATATATAAGAGGTAGGGATTTTGATCTTAGTGCCAGATCGGCACAACTTCTAGGATTCTACGAAAAAGGAGTTGCAAGACTTGATATGGAAATTATTAGATAAATTGAGGAGGAATATTATTAATATGCCAAGACCACACGGAAGTAAGAATAAGCCTAAGACTACAGCAGAAGAACCAATCGAATTTGATTATGAAACATTTGGTAATGATGATACATATAACCAAATAATGAATACTTCACAATCTTTTACTACATCTACAAATCCAAGTGTTAGGGAAATGCCAGTTGCAACCGAAACATTTTATAACAACCCGGAGCTTATTATGTCAGACAAAGCACAACTACTATATCTAATCGAAGGTCGAGTCCGTATGGATCAAATGGGTTCATCTGAGCCTATTTTCTCTGACCAAAAGAGACTTGTATGGGCTTACTCTTTTGAAGAAGCCGTTGGTAAGTTTACCAATTATTTTGCTGGTATCTCAACTACTTCTCAGCGCTATACTGTTGTTGGTGCTGGAGGTTCGGAATCAATCAGTTGATTGAGGTTTATTCAAAAGCTGATTGTATCTATTGCAATATGGCCAAAGATCTTTTGGCCCTTTGTAATGTTACATATGCAGAACAAACACTTGGGGTGGATTTTACTTTAAATACACTTAAGACCAAATTCCCTGATGCTAAAACTTTTCCAATAATAGTTGTTGACGGATTCTATATTGGGGGTTATAATCAACTTAAAGAGCATCTAGAATCCAACAATGATCATCGTAAATTTCTTACCGAATAAGGGACATATATAATGAGTGGTTTGTACCAACGCGATACGGTTCTTAAAGATCTTCGTGAACAAGTAATGGAAGTACATTTTGTAAAGACTAATGGTGAACAACGTATTATGCGCTGCACCTTGCAAAAGCATATGCTTCCTGAAATGTATCAAAATAGCTATGAAGAACAACAAGAAGAACGTGAGTTCCATCAAAAGAATCCTAATGTAATTGCCGCATGGGATGTCCAGGAAAATGGTTGGCGTTCATTTAGAATTGATAGTGTATTTTACACTCAAACCGTAAATACCGCAGTTTAGACTAAAGGATATATAATAATGAGTGAAGAAAAGTTCTGGGGTTATCATGCTATTCTTGATGCCGCCGGCTGTGATCTTGATAAGATGACAAGTTATGAAAATGTTTATAACTTTGCAAAGCAACTTGTCAAAGATATTGATATGGTTGCTTACGGTGA